ACTTAAGGAGGAAACAATATGTCTCTTACCGATAATAACAACGGAATGGTTATGCCTGTATCTCCTATGTATGGTAATGGCGGATATGGAAACGGCTTTGGCTACGGTGGAGATGGACTGTTCTGGATCATTATTCTGTTCCTCTTCGCAGCTATGAGCGGCAATGGCTGGGGAAATGGCTTCGGTAACGGAAATGCTGGAACGATCCTTCCCTTCATGATGAACCAGTCCGGACAGAGCGAAGTACAGCGCGTTGTAGATCAACAGTCCGTTATGACAGGTCTCTCCAATCTGCAGGCAGCACAGTCCAACGGGTTCGCTAACGCTGAGATCTCCAGATGCAACGGCCTCTACAACCTTACTTCCCAGCTCAACAACATCGCTATGACTCAGCAGAATTGCTGTTGTGAGAATCGTGCCGCCGTAGCTGATCTGAAGTACACCATGGCTCAGGAAGCAGCTCTTACAAGATCCAACTGCGATGCCAACAAGCAGGCTATCATGGACAAGCTCTGCCAGCTCGAGATGGACGGCATTAAGCAGAACTATGAGAACAGGATCGCTAACATGCAGAACACGATCGATTCGCTGCGCACTATGAATTCCAACGCGAGATTCGATGCTTCTCAGAACCTGCAGACGGCTCAGATCATAGCTGACAACGCAGCCCAGACAGCGGCCCTTGAGCAGTATCTGGCTCCTACGCCCAAGCCTTGCTATACAGTACAGAACCCTAACTGCTGTGCTCCACAGACGTTTGGCTGTGGTTGCGGCGCTGTAGCATAAGGGAGGGCCTCCTATGGAAGATATTTTGCAGTTTGTAGAGCAGTTTCATTTCCGTAATGAGCTATGGGTATTATTCATCCCCTTAGGGCTTATGGCGATCGACGTGCTTACAGGTATCATCAAAGCATGGGCGCACAATGATTTTCAGAGTGCAATTATGCGTGCGGGTCTTGCTAAGAAGGCTGGAGAGATCATGATTCTGGTGGTTGGAGAACTGATTTCTTACGGGCTTATGCTCCCTAACGTGATCATGAATTGCATCAGTTTCTACATTATATTTATGGAAACCATGTCAATTCTGGAGAACGCCGATGAGCTTGGTATCCCTGTCCCTAAGTTTGTGAAGGACGTTATCAATAATGTAGACAATACCCTTCAGCACGGCGACAAGAAAGAAGAGGAATAAATTATGGCAGAGTATGTATACCCTCAGGACCAGACAGTGCAGGATGGTCAGAACGTATTATTTATGGATTCGATTCCTTGTAACAAGGGTTACGTTATTCACAGGAACGGATCCGGCATTCTTACTCTGAGAGGAATCGTGAATAATCCCTGCGCCCGTTTCGCAAGATATTTTGTCGAGTTCAATGGCAATATTGCGGTTCCCGAAGGAGGAACTCCCGGCGAGATCTCATTAGCTCTTGCTATTGACGGAGAGGCGCTTCAGACTTCTAAAGCACGGGTTACTCCGACGGTAGCCGAAGCGTTCTTTAACGTAACCAGCGTAGCTTATATTACTGTACCGGCTGGATGCTGCTTAACGATCGCTGTTGAGAACACATCCGGCGCAGATATAACAGTGGCTAACGCAAATCTTGTTGTCAACAGAACGGCATAAGGGAGGATTATATTTATGTCTATGACTCGTGAACAGATGAACACAATTACAGATTTTGTCGATCTCTTATGCAAGCAGGTCGAAAAGATCAATAAGAAGGGCGACATTACTCCTGATGAGCTGCAGCGTATGGATAAGGCAATCGACATCGTTAAGGATTGCTCTGTTATCTGCGCTATGGAAACCTATGGCAAGGATCCTGAGGAAGAGATGTATTCCTCTATGGGCTACTACGGGAGAAACTCCAGAACTCAGATGCCGATGTGGTCTTCTCAGGGCAGAGATTCCATGGGCCGGTATTCTTCGACTATGGGATATTCTAGAGATGATGGAGCCAAGCAGACCATGCGTCACGATCTGGAGATGAAACTTGCAAACGCACATAATGAAGAAGAGCGCCACATGTATATGCGCATGATGAACGCTCTGGATGGATGAGGTGAATTATGGCTAACACAATTCTTGAAAAACTGCAAGCGAAGTATCCTAACGCTACCGGCATTAGTGACGCAAGAAATATTGCTGAGGCAGTTGCTTGCATTAACGAGACCGGCGGTAGAGGAGCTAATGCGATCGCTGATCATATTTGGCCTTTATATACTCTTACGTATAACGCGAACGGCGGAAGTGGCACAATAGATCCGGTTACTGCTGCGCCTATTGTTGAGATAGCACTTAATGACGGCTCAGATCTTACGCCTCCTTCGGACAAAGTATTTTCCGGATGGGGAATTACCGATGACGCCACAAATGCTATCGAAGGACCTATTAAGATCAACGAAGATACTACTCTGTATGCGATCTGGGCAGATGAGGAACCTGCAGAAAGCCTCGTCGATCCTTAAGAGTTGAACATCCCTGCTAGCACATGTTTGACAAATAAAAGTGGAGATGAACGGTGACCAAATATCGAATCAGAGTTTCTTAACAGCCCTATTCGAGGCGCGTCGTTTATGGTAACTGGTCACGGAATTGGTCATGAGTAGTGGCTAATGCTTATATTTATGGCTAAAAGTGGACAGGTAAAGTGGGTTCGAATCCCGCTATCTCCACTCGCAAAAATTTCACCCCTAGGCGTCGTCACTGATGTCTAGGGGCTTTCTTTATGCATTTCTGAGAATCATTTCTTACAAATGCTTTTATTTTTTCAGTTTTGAGAACCTAATTTGTCACGAATTTGGTCACGGAATCGAAGTGATTTAGCGCCTTGTCCGTAAGAGCAGCAGTCTATCATGATGCGAATACGGTAAGAACCTGATGGTAATTGTTCGACTTTCATATGGTCTCCTTTCTGCGCATATTTTACAGGCGGTTTAATAGGAGGTGAATACTATGAAGAATAACATTTTTAAGAAGCTGGCCTTGTGTGGCCCCTTAACTGCTAGAAAGCATCACGCTAGATCGCAGCGCAACAACAAGCAGATAAGGAAGAAGCGCACAAGAAGACTTCTTGATAAGGAACTGGTAACATCGACTATTGGAGAGCACTCTTAACGGGTGCTTTCTTTTTTCTCCTCGACAGCTACACATTAACACAGTTGTCGAAGGAGGTAAACATGAAAAAAGACAACAGAAGCAACATTATTAAAGGCAGAGCTCGGATGAAAGGTTTTAGCGTGGCTGATTTGGCAAAGAGATCAGGCATAGCAGTTAGCACACTCTATCGCAAACTGAATCATCCAGGGGACATTACACTGGGCGAATTAGAACTCATAGATGAACTTATCGGGTTCAGTGACGAGGAAGTTCTATATTTTGTAAGATGGCGGAGGTGCGGAAGATGAGTACAGTAATTCGCAACGAAGTCAGTAAGAAGAATCCGTATTATATTTCTAAGCACAGGATGTTGGAGCTCAAGCATTTCTGCATGCAGTATGAGGAGTGGAGACAAGAATACGTTAAACTCACAGTCCTTCAGAGTTACGGATATGGAAAAATTCCCGGGGGTGGAGTTTCTGACAAAGTTTCTAAAGTTGCAATGAGAGCGGCTGAGTTAGACGGTTACATGAAGATGGTAATGAGGTGCTGCAAGGAAGCTGACGAGAGCATCTGGACTTATATTTTCGAAGGCGTAACGTGTGGTGTGAGCTATGGAGTATTACAGGCGAGAGGAATACCCTGTGGTAAGGATTACTACTATGACAAGTATAGGAAGTTCTTTTGGTTGTTGGATAAGGTGAGGTGATGGTTATATTTTACAGGGCTTTATATAGTAAATCATAAACCCAGCATTATAGGAGGTAAGAACTATGCAATACGGAGTTTTAAGCCACAAATGGACAACCGCTGAGGAAAGGGACGAGTGGGAAAAGGGCGTAAGAGCCATTCTCCAGCAGATGTACGACATCGAACATATAAGGAGTATCGGTGCTACATCTGAGGGAGATAGGATCTTTAGCCTCTACTTTCCGCTTAGGCCAAGAACTTACATGCGGCTTCTTAAAGACGGACTTAAAAAAGAGCATACTGTAGGAGATTTTATTTTCTTAGTTGGAACACTTAATGGGGAAAAGATAGAGGAGACTATGATGAGGAAAGAACCGGATTTCGGAGCTATGTACAGAGAGTTTGAACAAAAGTATAATCCGTATCCTGTCCAGATGGCACGTGATGATGCATTTGGTCATGCACTTGCAGATGGATTAATTGACGGGGATACATATAGAAAAGCAAGGAGATACTTTGGATCGCTCTGGAACTATGTTGGCGACTGAGATTCATGAGGGGCTTTAACAGCTCCTCTTCTTTTTGCTTATATTCTACAGCTCTTATAATGACAATTGTGTCGTAGTAAGGAGGTACTGGCATGAAAGATAGAACTGTATATGTAGTCACAGCGGGCTTCTCGCCTGAATCGTATAGCGTACAGTATGATCTGGTAGGTGTATATCTTGCTAAAGAAACAGCAGAAGACAAAGTTAGAAAACTTAGACTTCGCGATATTCACGGCAAGATTCACGAAGTTAAGATCGGCTACGAGTATCCGATTGAGGAGAGCTGGAGGCTTGCCAAAGACGAAAAGACTATCGGAGGCTATATCGAATGACAATTTGTCAGAAGGGGGCATCTTTAACAGGTGCTCTTCTTTTTTGTTTATATTTTACAGGGCTTATAATGACGCATCATTTTTATAGTAAGGAGGATGGTATGATCTATTTAACCAGCAAGCAGGAAGAAGCATTAAGCCCTGTAAAGCGTGAAGTATACCAGAGGCGGTTAATGCGAGATCTTGAAAGAAGACAGGAGGAAGCAATAAGGAAATTGGACATTAAAGTTCCTGCGCATATCCCTATCTACACAAGTGTCGCAAACTGTATAATGTGGACAGAAAGTTCGCGCCTGCGGGCCTTAACAGCGGCGGCAGCTATGGAATTACAGGAATCGGAGAAACTTAAGACTGAAATAGCGTCATTATACGAGGAGTCCTAACAAGGGCTCTTCTTTTTGGTTATATTTTACAGGCTCTATAATGACCGAATTGTGGTCGTAGTAAGGAGGCAAAAATGGACAATAACGAATGTATGATGAATGAAGCAGAAGAACATTATTATATTCCTGACGAGTACAAGTTTGACTGTGACGGTCATGCAGTGGACGTAAAAGCAAGCACTTATTGTACTAACAAAATAGAGCTGCATTTCTGGACACCAGATGACAAGGCAGTCATTGTTGAGATAACTCAGAAGGAAGCTAAAGATCTTCGTAAAGAGCTTAAACATGCATTGAAGTTGATCGACATTGCGGAAGATTATTGATTTGGTTGGAGAGGATCTACGGGTCCTCTTCTTTTTTGTGCATATTCTGCAGGTCGTATAATAGGTTATTAACAACACATGGAGGGATAAACTATGGGTAAAAACGTAGCACTTGTAACTGTAGGTTTCTTCGCTGGCGTAGTATTCACAGCGGCCAGAGTCGTCTTTTTAGAAATGGACGGCTTTGACTTCAGTGATATTATTCCAAAGAACGAAGAAGAAGCAGAGGTCAAGAT